AGCTGGTGACCTGGTCGCCGCTCCTGAATGAGAAGTCCCCGGACCGACTCGATGCGCTGGTCTGGGCAGCCACCTACCTCTCGACGGCGAAGGTGTTCGTGGCTACGTAAGCGAGTGCGTCACCCGTCGAAGACTGGGCGTCACGACCTCAGCCAGCTGTCGCGTTGAACGGCGGACGGGTGACGCGCCCACTTCGGCGTGAGAGTCTCGCCGCATGGCGAACTCTTTCTGGCAGCGGGTGAAGGGACTCTTCACCGACGGTGGGGCTGAGAAGTCGGCGCAGGGACTTCTCGCCGGCGTTCTTCAATCGGGCCTGGCGCCGCGGCGAGGGACTCGAGAGCTCCTTCAGGCCTACCGCACGCACCCCTGGCTTCACGCGGTGGTGCATCGCATCGCCGGCGCGGTTGCCTCCGAGCACTTCGAGCTCTTTCGCTCGGTGAAGGCAGCGCCGACCACCGCAGGCAAGCCGCCGGCGAAGGGGCTGAAGCGCAAGCACCGCCTGCGTCAGATGCGGCTCACGCAGACGAAGGGATCGGTGATGTACGCGCCGAACGATGCGGTGGAGATCGAGGATCACCCGATCCTGAACTTGCTCGAGAACCCCTCGCCAGTCTTCACGCGATCGATGTTCTTTCACCTCATCCAGTCGTTCCTGGAGACGAAGGGCGAGGCGCCGATCGTCATCGAGCGCGACGGAGCGGGCCTGCCCTGCGAGCTCTGGCCTGTCCCGCCGATGTGGGTTGCGGAGACGCCGCACCGCGGGTTCCCGTTCTACCGATTCAGCTACGGGACGTGGCAGCGGACGATCCCCGAAGACGACGTGATCATGCTCCGTCACCCGGAGCTCGAGCAGCCCTATGTCCGCGGTGTCGGCTTCGGCGAGTCCCTCGCGGATGAACTCGACATCGATGAGTTCGCGACGAAGCACCTGAAGTCCTGGTTCTTCAACCGCGCGCTGCCGGACGTCTTCCTGTCCGTCGAAGGAGTCGAGTCGAAGGAAGAGGCGATCCGCTACGAAGAGATGCTGCGGCAGAAGCACGGCGGCCGGAACAAAGCCTTCCAAGTTCACGTGACGAACGGGAAGGTGGACGTGAAACAGGTGGGCCACACGTTCCGCGAGCAGATGCTGCCGGAGATCCGGACGCAGTCGCGCGACGTCGTCCTTCAGATCTTCGGGATGCCCCCCGAGATCATGGGCATCGTTGAGAACAGCAACCGCGCGACGATCGATGCGGCGACGTTGATCTTCATGAAGTTCCTGGTGGTCCCTCGGCTCTCGTTCCTCGCAGACGCTTTCACGCACTGGGCGCGGCGCGTGTACAACGATGAAACGCTGTGTGTAGGGTTCGACTCGCCGATCCCGGAAGACGAAGAGTTCGCGCTGAAGGTGATGGTCGCGCAGCCTTCCCTCTTCACGAAGAACGAGTGGCGCGAGCTCGCGGGGGAAGAACCCGTCGACGGGTGGGATGAAGAGTTCGTCGACAAGCCGGCGCCTCCTTCGTTCGGACCTGGTCTGCCTGGAGCTCCGCCGGCGGACCCGAACGCAGACCCCGCGAAGAAGCCGGACGCGAACGCCGATGGCGAAGACGTGATCCCCGATGATGCGGAGGCTGAGAAGGCGGCTTCCAGGGGGTTACTTCGGCTCGTTTCAGCGCTCGGTCAGTGAGGCGGGGATCCGCCACGCCGCCCAGGCGCTGAGAGGGGACCGGCTCGCGCGCGACGTCACCCCCGAGCTCGAGGACGGGATGGAGAAGTGGGGATCGAAGGTGCTCGATCGCCTCGGTTCAGACGTCGCCTTCGATCTCCGGAACCCGATCATCTCGGACTATCTCGATGCGTGGCGCGAGCAGTCGATCGTCGGGATCGTCGACACGACTCGAGACGCGATCACCACGTTGATGATGGACGCGGTGGGCGAAGGTGTTGGAATCGATGAGATCAAGCGGCGCCTGCGCGGCTACTTCGAGGACGCCGCAAATTACCGGGCTGAGCGCATCGCGCGCACCGAGGTGGTCGGCGCGAGCAACGCAGCGAACCTCGCCGCGTACCAGATCAGCGGGCTGGTCGACGGGAAGGAGTGGCTCTCCGTCCAGGACTCGCAGACGCGCGAGACGCACGCCGAGATGGATGGGCAGCAGCGCGGCATCCGCGAGGACTTCGAATCCCCGAGCGGCGACACCACGCAGGGGCCTGGCCTGTTCGGCATCGCCGGCGAGGACATCAACTGCCGATGCACCGTCCGTCCCGTCGTGAAGGACGCCGTCTCGCCCGTCGGAGAAGAACGCGCGATGGAGTGGAAGGCCTATGTCGCAGCGCTCGGACCCTTCGAAGACCAGGTGAGGAAGGCCACCGCGAAGGTCTTCGGCGCGTGGCTGGGCGACGTCATCCAGGCTCTCGGCTGATCGGCGAGCTCGTGACATCGGCACACCTCGCGCTGTAGCTTGATCGGCATGCGCAAGGTCCGACTGGAAACGAGTGACGGGAGAGCGGTGACCGAAGGCCTGATTCCCCCCTTTCTCGCGCCTCCTGGTGCGGTCCGCGGTGAGCCGGATGTGATCTTCTGGGGAGAGCGCGTCTTCACCTTCGCGCTCAACTCCGAGGCGCACGCCGTCTATCGCGAGGCCTTCGCCGTCGCTCTCGTGATGGACACCGAGGGCACCCCCGGAACGCCGGCACCCATCCTTCTCTGATCCTCGCCTCACCCTGGAGCTCTACCGATGAAGCGATCAACTCCCCCGCCTGTTGTCACCGCGCTCGAGTGGCGTTCCCTCATGAAGAAGGGCGAGAACGCCGGCGTGTCCCGCGTCGCCGTCCTCGAGCGCGCGGCCGATGGCTCGATCGCCTTCGACGCGAGCTCCTTCCCGCCCGATCGCTATGGGGACACCATCGTTCAGGCCGGCTTCAAGACGGACAACTTCAAGGCGAACCCGGTCCTACTCTGGGCGCACTCGCACTCCTGTCCCCCGGTGGGGAAGGTCGGGACCATCGGGATCGGTCCGAACGGGAACCTCCGCGCGAGTGACGTGACGTTCACCCCTCCGGAGATGCACGAGTTCGGTGACGAGGTGGGGCAGATGGTCCGCGCCGGCTTCCTGAACGCGGTGTCCGTCGGCTTCCTCCCGCTCAAGTGGGAAGCGCGCTTCGACGAGAGCGGCGAGTTCCTCGGCTACAACTTCCTCGAGTGCGAGCTTCTCGAGATCTCGATCGTCCCCGTGCCTGCGAACCCCCAGGCGCTGATCGATGGTCGCGGCTTCACGAAGTCAATCGCGGCCTGGGCGACGAAGCCGGACGACTCGTCCCCGATGGCGAACCGCTACCAGGCGCAGGTGCAGACCTTCCTCAAGTCGGCGGAAGAGATGCAGACGCGTGCAACCGATGAGGCCGATGGCGCCGGCTTCGAGAAGATGATCGGCCTGCTCGAGCGGCTCGTGAAGTCCTCGGAAGAGAACGGCGTGCACCTCCGCGCCATCCGCGGCGGGCTCGACTCCATCGATGCGGAGAAGGCCGCGGAGCTCGAGCTTCCCGACGACCTCGCCCTGTTGCTGCTCTCGGCTCCGAGCGGCGCCGATCCCGCGCCCATTGTGCCGGCCGCCTCCGTCGGAGAGGATGCCGGGGAAGACTCAATCGCTTCGGTGCTTTCGGCCGCTGCGAATAACCGCTGAACGATTCACCCACCGCGCGCAAGCGCAACACCCGAAGGGAAACACCATGACGGAAGCAGAGAAGGCAGCGGCAGCGGCGGCGGCTCGTGCGGCGGAGTCGGATCGCGCGCGGAGCGTCATCGCACTCGCGATCAACGAAGCGCAGGCTCCCCTGCTCAAGACGATCGACAACCTCACCACCCAGATCGCCGCGCTCATCGCGTCGAAGGGTGCCGGCGCGGTTGCCATCGGCGCGCAGAAGGCGACGAACAACATGGGCGACCCGACGGACGCGACCCGCCCCGCGATCACCGGCAAGTCGGCCGCGGCCGGCTCCGGCATCTCGGCGACCCGCGTGATCAAGGCGCACCTGACCCTGAAGCTGCGCGGTGACCAGGTCAACGCGGAGACGGTGAAGAACCAGCTGAAGGCCTGGGGCTACCAGGACGAGACGCGCGCCTTCGAGGACGCGATCTCCAAGGGGCTCAGCCAGTCCGTGTTCGCGGACGGCGGCGCCGTCGTTCCCCAGGAGTATTCGTCCGAGCTCATCGCGCTGCTCCGCAACGCGACGGTGGTGCGGAAGATGGGCGCGACCACCCTGCCGATGGGCGCCAGCCTCGAGATCCCCTCGCAGGATCAGGCCGGCACCGCCTACTACGTGGGCGAAGGTGTCGCGATCACCGGCTCGCAGCAGTCGTTCGGCGCGATCCGCCTCGCGGAGAAGAAGCTGGCCGCGCTCACCGTCGTGAGCAACGACCTGATCCGGAACGCGGTCCTCTCCGCGGAAGAGTTCGTGCGGAACGACCTCGTCCAGGTGATGGCGCTGAAGGAGGATTACCAGGCGCTGTTCGGTGTCGGCGGCGAGTACAGCCCGCGCGGACTCATCTCGCTGGTGACCGCGTCGAACCAGTACAACGCGGTGGCGGCGAACCAGCAGCTGCCCACGCTCGCCGAGATGCGGAAGGAGCTCGCGAAGGCTGTCCGCACCGCGATGGAATCCAACATCCCGATGACGCGGATGGGCTGGGTCATCAACCCCCGGACCTGGAGCTACCTCTGGTCCATCACCGACGGGAACGGAAACGCCGTCTACCAGGCGGAGATGGCGAGCGGGAAGCTGCTCGGTCACCCCTTCCTGGTCACGAACCAGATCCCGAACAACCTGACGTGGTCGGTCGACGGCTCGGTGGATGTGTCGGCGATCTTCTTCGGCGACTGGGCGCAGTTCATGATCGGCGAATCGATGGCGCCTCAGGTGGAGGTGTTCCCGAACGCGGCCTACGACGTCGCCGGCACCGTCGTCTCCGGCATCTCGAAGGACCAGAGCGTGATCCGCGCGCTCCAGAAGCACGACTTCAACGCCCGCTACCGCAACGCGTTCTGCATCATCAAGACGCGCATGGGCAGCTGATGAGCTCGAGCCACTCCGGCTGAAGTCGACCGGAGTGGCTCACCTGTTTTTCAACCTCGCAACTCGGAGACACTTTCATGGGACTCGGAACTTCGTTTTCTCTTCTGGACATCGCCTCGCAGACGCTCGCGAAGGCGATTCTCTCGCAGCAGGGTGTGGCCGCCGGCACTGGCGACAACACCGAACTGACGTCCGCGGCGATCGACCGCATGACCCCCGGTTCGGCCGGCTTCCTCGCCGGCCTGCTCGCCATCGGCTACCGCACCAGCCTCACCGCGGCCGCCACTCTCAAGCTCGGGGTGAAGATCTCCGAGTCGGATGACGGGACCACCTTCGGCGCCGATGAGGTGCTGGAAGTCCTCGCCACGAAGACGCTCGCAACCGGCGCGCTGACGAACAGCGATGCCGTCTATGAGCTCGGTCTGGACCTCTCGAAGCGTAAGCGCTTCCTGCGGTTCAAGATCACGATGGACCTCAGCGCCGGCGCCACCGACGTCTTCGTGTACAGCGCGGTGCTCGTCATGGCCTCGCCGGACAAAATGCCGGTCTGATCGATCGACCAGCTGAAGCGTGATCGCGGGGCACTCGCCATTGAATCGGCGGGTGCCCCGTGGTCTTTTCTGGACCATGACCCCTTCAACCCCTCGCGCCCCCTTCGTCGTGGTCCCCCAGAGTGGAGAAGCGGCCCTGGCCGTCCTCCTGAACCGCGGCGTCCGCGACCCCTTCGCGCGCGAGTTCCTCGCCGGGATGACCTGCGGTTTCACCGTTCCCTCCGCCGTCTCCCTCATCCTCGCGGGCTACGGCACCGCCTTCTGCTTCGACGAAGACGCCGCGGACCGCTGGATCGCCGCGCTCGAGGGCACCGACCTCGCGGA